GACGCCTTTCCCACGAACTTCTGAGGACTTGACAGCCACGAAAATCGTGCTAGCATATCCTTGAAGGTTGTAGGCGGTTGACCACGCCAGCGCTTCCGCGCCCCTGGTCGCCGCAGCACAGCACGTAAGCGCTCCAAGCGCCCCTGCTGCTCGGGTATCCGAACGAAACCGGATGCCGGCCAGGGGCGCTTTTGCTTCCTGCCCGGCCCTGGGAGGAGCGAAATGGATCGCATCAAGCAGCTCGAAACAGACCGGAACGAAAAGCGGAACGAGATCCGCGCCATCCTGGACGCGGCCAGTAAGGACAACCGACCGCTGACCGAGGAGGAGCGCGCCAGCCTTTCGAAGCTGACCGCCGATCTCGATCAGATCGTCGCGACGCTGAAATTCGAGGAGCAAGCTCTCGAGTGGGACCGCACGGCGGCCCCAGCGATCGACCGACCCGCCGAGGACGGCCCTGTGCGACAGCACCCGCGGGCTTCGGCTCGCGGCCTGGGAGGCAGCAAGAACCCGTGGGGCGACTGCTCGACCGAACAAGGGCTTCAGGCGGCGTTCGGGACCTTCCTCCAGGCGGTGGCCACCTGTGCTCGTGGCGGACCTGTGGACCCCAGGTTGGCGATGATGCCGGGGGCGCCCAGCGCAGCGGCAAGCGGACTCAACACAAGTGTCGGGTCAGAGGCCGGCTTTCTCGTGCGCACCGACTTCAGCATGGCGTTGATGGCCCGGGCGATGGAGGAGTCGGTCTTGGCCAACCGCTGCACCACGATCGACATCGGTGAGGGATCGGATGGCATCGAGTTGCCGTACATCGACGAAAGCTCCCGGGCTACAGGCTCGCGCTGGGGCGGAGTCCAGGTCTATCGGCGGGCCGAGGCCGATACGGTGACGGCATCCAAGCCCAAGTTCGGGTTGCTCGAGATCCGGCTCGAGGATCTCATGGGCATCTGCTACACGACCGATCGCGCGATGCGTGATGCCGTGAGCCTCGGGCAGATCATCCAGACGGCGTTCGCCTCCGAGTTCTCGTTCAAGATCGATGACGAGATCGTCCGCGGGACCGGGGCCGGGCAGTGCCAGGGCATCCTCGGCTCTTCGGCACTCGTCAGCGTGGCCAAGGAGACGTCCCAGGTGGCCGCGACGCTCGTCGCCGAGAACGTTGTGAAGATGCGTTCCCGCCTGCGAGCCCGCAACCGAGCGAACAGCACGTGGTTCATCAACCAGGAGCTGGAGACGCAGCTTCCGTTCCTCGTCGTCAAGATCAAAAACGTGGCGGGGAGCGAGAACGTCGGCGGTGCCCCGATCTACATGCCGGCCGGCGGGCTCTCCGGTGCCCAGTTCGACACACTGTTCGGGCGGCCCATCGTCCCGATCGAGCAGGCGGAAGCGCTCGGGACGAAGGGCGACATCCTGCTACTGGATCTCGGGGAGTACCTGCTGATCCGCAAGGGCGCGCTCGAGACCGCGGAGAGCATCCACGTGCGCTTCCTCTACGGTGAGAACACCTTCCGCTTCACCTACCGAATCAACGGGGCGCCCGCGTGGAAGACGGCACTGACGCCATACAAGGGATCGGCCACTCAGAGCCCGTTCATCACGCTCGACACCCGGTCGTAAGGAGCAATCTACCCTCAGCCAGCTAACTGGCCGCAAGGTAAGGAGACGACAGAATGAACCTCGGAATCCCACAAAACCTCAGCTTCTACACGCTGCTCGCGCCGGCTGCCGATGCGGCCGGCCGCACCTCGGCATACCTCAGCCTCAAGAACGCGGTGAAGGCCTGGATCGTCTGCTACATCAATCAGGGCAACGCCGCGACGATCCTACTGAGCCCGCTGCAGGCGACGGTCGTCGCCGGCACCAACTCCAAGGCCATCAGCGCCGCTCGCATCTGGCACAAGCTGGACCAGGCCCTCACCGACTTCACATTGGCGACAGAGGCTGCGACCTACACGACCGATGCCGCCACGAAGGAGAAGTTCGTGATCTTCGAGTTGGATCTCGCGAAGGTGCTCGATCACGCGGGCACCACGACGAGCGGGGTCCCCTTCGACTGCATCGCGGTGTCGACCGGGGCCAGCAACGCTGCGAACATCACTTCGGCGTTCCTGGTCATGCAGCCGAAGCACCAGGGCGCGACGATCCCGAGCCCGTTGGTCGACTGAGCTGGCCGAATATGGTCAAGGTCAGAATCGTCAGCGGCAACCAGGCCGGGGCGGTGGTGGAGATGTCGGAGACGGAGGCCCAGGCCAACGTGGCCACTGGCTTCGCTGAGTATGTCTTCGATGCGCCAGCACGAGCGCCGGCTCTGCATCCGAGGCTCGTCAATCCAGGGAAGAGCGTGAAGCGAGAGCCGCAAGACTCCGAGGGCTAGGTGTGGAGGCTCTCTCTCATCACTGCGCCGACAAAGGAGCCGCTCGGGATCTACGGCAGTGGGACTCCTGCAGCCTGGGATCTTCGGGGCGATGTCTATCAACATCTCCGGCTCACGCCGACAACAGACATGGCACCACTCGACCCGATGCTGAAGGGCATGGTGGCAGTAGCCAGGGTAGCGTGCGAGGCGTTCACGGGCCGGCAGCTCATGGACGCGACCTGGGAACTGATCTTGGACTCTTGGTGGGAAGAGGGGATCTACCGCGACGGTGCGCTGCACATTCCGCTGCCACCACTGCGCACCATCACCTCGGTCAAGTACCTCGACACGGGAGGGACGGAGCAGACACTCGGCGCCACGACATATCTCGCCGAGACACAGGCAACGGCTACGGTGGACGTGCATTGTCAGAAGGGTCGGCTCTACCTGAAGTATGCCGAGCAATGGCCGAGCCTCCGCTGTCAACCCGAAGCCGTGAAGATCCGTTTCACGTGCGGGTACGGCTCCGATCCTGCGAGCGTGCCTTGGGCTCTCCGGCAGGGCATGCTGCTCATGATTGGAGAGATGTACGAACGGCGGGAGGTTTCAGTTGTTGGTGGAGTCGTTACGCCAGCAGCGATAACAGCCGAGCGTCTTTGGTGGCCCTTCAGGGCGTGGTGAGCGAATGGCTAGCATCGGCCAACGCGACAAACGTCTCAGGATCGAGAAGGCCACCAAGCTACAGAACCCGGACACTGGAGAAGTCACATTGACCTGGGCATTGCTCCGCGAAGTCTGGGCCAGCACGCGGCCACTGAACACGCGCGAGTTGATGGCTGCGGCTCAACTCGTGGCCAAGGAAACCCAGGTTTTCAACGTGGATTACAACAACGTGCGCGAGCTCGACCCGTTCCCGAATCCGAACGAAGATGTGCGTCTAGTCTACCGCGGGCAGGTCTGGAACATCGAAGGGACGATCTCAATTGGCCGGGACCGGGAGCTGGACATCCTGGCCACGGCACGTGCGGAGGCCGCCTGATGCTGAGTGGTCGCTGGAGCGGCGTGGACGAAGCGCAGGCGGCCATTCTGGCCCTGGGCGAGGCTTTTGCCCAGCCCGTGCTCGAGGGCGCATTGAAGCGTCTGGCTGAGCCTGTGGCCGAGGACATCCGGCGGCGTCTGGTTCCGCACCGACAGAGCGGGCTGACCGAGGAGGATATCCGGGTCGTCGTATCCAAGGAAGGGCGTGAATCTGGCGAGGCCGCGGTACTCATCGGGGCCCGGCGGGGCAAAGGTGGACGCGCATTCATCCTGCGGTTCCTGGAATGGGGCACGTTCCGCCAGCCGGCGCGGCCCATCGTGCGCCCGGCGTGGGACGCAGCCGAATCAGACTACCCTGGGCGTGCGCTGGCCGAGTTGCACAAGGCATACGAGCGCGGGGTCAAGCGGTTCAGCCGGAGGGCCGCATGATGGAGGAATCCGTGCGTGCTGTGTTGCTTTCTGACACAGACGTGGCGGCGATCGTGAGCGCACGCATCTATCCGGTTGTTCTGCCCCAGAACCCGACGCTACCGGCCGTCACATATCAGCGCATTTCTCTTGTTTCGCCAGTCACGCTTGATGCTGCGATCGGACCAGAGCGCATCCGGCTACAGGTGGATTGCTGGGCTTTGACTTGGGGAGCGGTGCGGGCGCTGGCGTCAGCAGTCAAGACGGCGTTGCACGGTTTTTCTGGAATCGTCTCTGGTAAACAGGCACTCAACGGTGTGTTTCTCGATTCCGAGGCCGACATTTTCGAGCCGGAAGTAGGCCCAGGAGGCGAGGGCATCTACCGGGTGACCTCGGATTACTTCGTCCACATCCCCATGGAGGCAGTCGCATGAAGATCAGGATCAAATCGTTGCTGGCAATCGGCCTGCTGCTCGCAGCGGCCATGACGTTCCAGGGAGACGTCGGCGCTGCCACACTGACGACCCGCGTCGTCGTGAACGTAGCGGGCACGCTGGCCGGAACGCCTGGGCTCAGCACGCCACAGGCCGCGTTCTCTGGGGCCAAGACGATCGACTTCGCGAACGGAGTGGCCGCAAGCCAAGCGAACATGGTCTACACGACCACGCTGAGCATCGGCAGCGGCGCGACCACGGATCTGGATCTCCAGGGGAGCCTCACGGACGCGCTGGGCGCGGCGTTCACGCCCGTCAAGCTGAAGGCGGTCTACATCTTCTCGGCGAGCGCCAACACCACGAACCTCACGCTGTTCGGCGACGCCGCCAGCGTTCCGATCCTGAACACGGCGGCGACGACGAGCACGCTATTACCCGGGGGCGTGTTCCTGATGGTGCAGCCGCCGCTCGCGGGCATCGCGGTAACCGCCACGACGGCCGACATCATCCAGATCGCGAATGCGGCCGGCGCTACGGCGAGCGTCGACGTCATCCTCGTCGGCACGTCTTCGTAAGCCCGGAGGTCGGGAGAAGGAGAAAGAGACATGGCCCAGATCGGCTACAAATCCAAGGCCTACCGGGAATACCCGCTCGCAAGCGGGACCTACGTCCAGATCCCGAAGGTGACGAACATCGACCCGCCGAAACCCAAGTACAAGGAGGTCGATGTCACACACCTCGAGTCTCCCAACGCCACGAACGAGTTCGTGCGTGGGTTCAAGGACGCCGATCGCGTCACGATCGAGATGAATTCCGAGGTCGGCAACGCGGTACAGGACCAGCTCGAAACCGATTTTCTCTCTGGTATCCAGACGACCGGCCAATGGAGGCACGCCATCTGCGACCCCGATACCGGCATCGCGAACGCCAACCAGACGTATACCTACCCCGGTTACATCGAGGAGTTTTCGCGTGGCCCGATCGCCACCGAGGAGAAGGTTATGGCGCGCCTGGTGATTCGCGTCACTGGGGCGATCGTCATAAGCTGAGGGCATGAGCTAAGGAAGCTGGATGCGAAGGAAAAGGTCGGTGCCGCAAGGAGTGAACAGCTACCGGGGTGAGACGTCCTTCGAGGTTGATGGCGTCCACTATTTTCTGGTCTACGGGCTCAAGGAATTGGCGCAACTTGAGGAGATCTGGGGCTGTAATCGCCAGCCGAAGGACACGGCCGAAGAGATCGTGGCGAAGTACGAGAAGTTCACATCAATCCTCGATCATCCGAGCTTCAGCGACATGCCAGGGTTATTCCGGGTCGGTTTGCGACGATGGGCGCTCGAAAGCCGGAACGGTGGCGGGCCGCTTGAGGAGCCCGAGGTGGCCGCGATTCTCGAAAGGCTGCCGAAGGGCTTCGCTGGCGCCCGTCTCCTGTTCTTCCGGGCGATCAACAACGCTGTGTCCGACCAGCAGGCGCGGGAGGACCAGGACCCAAACGTACTGCTGGAACCTGGGATCTCTCAGAACTCGTAAGCCAAGGCCTCCGTTGGGGTCTGGGGCCCGATGAGGTCTGGCAGATGACCCCCAGAGAGGTGCTCCAGTTCATCCGGGCTCGCCGAGAGGGCTGGCTGGATCAGCTCGAGCTCCACGTGATCGGTGCCTTCCGCACCGTGGCTTTCGGCCGGGAAGACCGCCCGCGGCTCGCCGATGCTCTCCCCCAGCGCCACAAGACCCGCCCGCGCACTGCCGAAGAAGAAGGCGCACGTTGGGCGGCCTGGGCCGCAGCCGTCAACCAGAAGTATTTGAAGACCGAGAGCTAGCATGGCTGACGAAGTCATTGGGCGGCCCCGTCTCGAGCTCGAAGCCACTCGCACCAAGCTCGACAAGGACCTGAAGGCTGCCGGGGCTGCTGTCGGCGCCGAACTTGCTCGTTCCGAGAAGACGCTCAAGGCGGCGAACGCCCGGATACAGGCCAACATCGACAAGATCAATGCCGTCAGGCCGCGCCAGCAGATGTTCGAACTCGGCGTGGCCATCGAACGCATGGGCGGCGTCTCCAAACTCTCTGCGGACAAGGTTGCACGACTCCGGACGGAAGTGGAGCGACTATCTGCGGCCGGGGCGAGAGTCCCGAAGAACCTCGCCGGCCTCGGTGTGGGAGCGGGCGCGGCCCAGCGTAGCATTGCCGCCGCTCAGGCGAGCGCCCTCGGCGGCTTGGCTGCCGGTGGCCCGGGCGGGGCGATCGGAGCCGGGCTCGCCGCGGCCGGGCCTGCGGGGTTGGCGCTCGCGGCGTCGCTGGGCGCCGTAGCCGTTGCCGGCGGCGCAGCCGTCAGGGTGATGTCCGACCTCGTGCAGCGTTCTGGACAGCTCGTAGACCTCTCCACCAAGACTCGACTGTCAACTGACTTCCTGCAGCAACTCGAGTTCGCTGGTGCCCAGGTCGGTGTGAGCATGGAGCAGTCGGCGTTGGCTGTGGTCAAGCTCCAGCGGACACTCGGCGAAGCCGCCCAGGGCAGCCAGCAAGCGCGTCAAGCCTTCACCCAGATCGGCGTCTCCTGGCAACAACTCCGCACCCTGAAGCCCGAAGAGCAGTTCATCACCGTCGCCAGGGCCCTCACCGCGATCCCCGATCAGGAGCGCATGGTGGCGGCGGGCGCCGATCTGATGGGCCGTGGCTTCGCCGACATCATCCCGATTCTCAGCGACCTCGAGCGGCAGATGAAGCTGGCCACGGAGGTCGGGGCCGTGCTCCCCGCTGAGTTGGTCAAAGAGGCGGACAAGATCGGGGACGCCTTCGACCGTCAGGGCAAGGCTATCGACGCGCTCAAGCTCCAATTCGGTGCCGCCATTCTCAAAGCCATTACCGGAAGCGCTGACGCAGTTGTGGCCATTGACAGCATGAGCCAAGCGATAGGTCGCGTGGCCTCTGGTGTGGGGAAGCTTGTCCCCCTGCTCTCCTTCCTCTCGAAGTTCTCGCTGCCGGTCCAGCTCCTCAAGGTGTTGGAAATCACTGGGGGTGGCGCACGCACAACACCACCTTCAGCAAGAACGGCCGAGGAGTTCATGGCCGCCAATATCGGGCTCGAAGAAGAACTCGGGGCCGATAAGGACTTTCAGGAGGAGCTAAAGCGAAAGAAGGAACTCGACAAGAAAGAGGAGGAATCAGCAAAAAAGCGCATCGCTCTGGCGAAGCACGCTGCTGAGGAGCGAAAGCGCATTGAGCAACAGAACTTCCAACTCCGCCTGGAGGAGTACAGGCGAGAGGTCAAGGCTGCCGAGGAGTTCTGGAAGAAGCAAGAAGGACTGGCCAAGGCGGCGACGGACCGAATCCTTGCCGAGTGGCTATTGGCTACGGGCAAAAGCCGAGAGCAGATCAACGAGCTCGGAGAGCAGGTCGAGATCGTATCACAGGCGGCAATCGACGCAGCTAGGCGGCGAGTCTCTGCCGAACTAGGCGGAGCGGGCCGGTTGATGTCGGAGATCAGCGATACCGGCTTGCCTACAGGCTTTTTCACACGCGATGCTGAGATCGCCCGCGAACTGGGAATCCAGGTCGGTCAACTGACTAACAGTCTGACCGCCGCGAAAAGCGAGGCCTTCGACCTCGAAGCTGCTTTCGCC